TCAGTAAGCCTTCGCATAATCCTTGATAAATCATGTTTGAACCAGTACGCTACCATAACAGGTCTGCCATTTGCCGCTTCAATCATATCCTCAAGGGCATCCAGCTTCTGATCATGAATAACGATTTCGTCTCCCTCATCTGAATACACAGCACCATTTGCCATCTGAAGGAGCTTCCCTGAAAGAGTTGCTGCATTTGCCGCTGTAATCTCTCCCTTCTTCAAAGGAATAAATAAATCCTCTTCCATGTCCGCGTATATCTTTGCCTCATCGGCATCCATATAAACCGGATATTCATTACTGATAAGTTCCGGCATCTGAAGATGATCCAAGGCTTTCATGGAAATCGTGATATCGGAAATTTTCTCATAAATCTGTTCCTCTGCACCACGCCTCAGCTTGTACGAATAAACAATCGGACCATTCATCCTGTCTGGCACAAAATAATTCACACGATACTGGCTGATAAATCTGCCAAGTCTTTCTCCCATATCCAGACATTTAAATTCTGCAAACAGATCCATCAGTCCATTGCTGGAAGGTGTACCAGTAAGCCCAATTACCCTTTTCACATTTGGCCGAACCTTCATAAATGCCTTAAAGCGCTTACTGTTCCAATTCTTAAAGCTGGATAGCTCATCCAGAACTACCATATCCCAGAAAAAATTCACTCCACTTTGTTCAATCAACCACTGCAGATTTTCACGGTTAATAATGTAAATATCTGCATCCGCCTCCAAAGCCTTTTTCCGCTCTGCTGCTGAACCAAGAACAATGGAATATCTCAGGTGTTTCAGATGATTCCACTTATGGATTTCATCATTCCAGGTATTTCTCGCAACTCTAAGTGGTGCTACCACCAAGACCTTACTTACCTCAAAGCTGTCATAAATAAGCTGCTCGATGGCTGTCAACGTAATACTGGTCTTACCAAGTCCCATCCCAAGTATCACGGCTGCTATCGGGTGTTCTAATATATAATTGATTGCAAACTGCTGATAATCATGCGGTTTGTATTCCATCAAGAATCCCTCCAATCTGTCCTGCATCATCCAGGACGAATACTTTATATCCAAGAGACCTTAACTGGTCATGCCTGTGCTCCTGTAAAACTCTTGGCTTCTTTCCCGGCGCCTTCACTTCCACCAACCCAAATTTCCCATCAGGTAATAAAACAAGTCGGTCGGGCCAGCCCGATGAGCCGGAATTCCACTTCTCACACAAGCCACCACGCTTTTTAACTTCTCTCACTAATTTCTGTTCAATATATTTTTCACGCATCGGACGCCTCCATCATTCTTAACAGGTGTGCAGGTCGAGTACCTCGTTCCGTAAAACTCTCTTAAGCAGATATTTATTCAAATTCTTCCTAAAGGGACTTTTATGTACTGAGGTTAACGACCTACACAAAAGGGCTTTTTCTTACTCCTGTCCTTCCTTAAGCTTCAATCCCACGACCTGCACTCCGGTATTCTTGCGAATACGGTTATAGCCAGCCTTGTCCATCGAAGAATAGAAATCCGTGGTACTACGGATATATTCGCCGTTCTGCATGCAATACGCTCTGTAAGCCTGATACAGTTCACCAGATTTTTCCTTATAAGATGGATCAATCTCACAGCATTCCTCCAGAAACTGCCCCAGCCAGTCATTGTCCTCACGATATGCCTGGATAGCAGCCTCTACGACATCTGGAAGTGTTGTATGGAAATTCTTATCAATCGCTCTCTTCGCCCCTTCAATAATCCAGCTCATAATTGCAGGGCCCGCATGCTCAAACAGATAATCCGCATAATTTTTGATGTCACTTTTACCGGTAATCTTTGCATTGAAGGGAATGACCACCAGCCTTCTCCAGATACCATCATCATTGGCTCCTACCTTTGGAAGATGGTTTGTATAGAGAACCAATGTATGTGACGGTACAAAGGAAAACGGATCCTTATACTTCTTCTCTGCCTGAATCTCATCCGTAGAGCAAAGCTGCTTCACCACAGCTGTATTCAATCTCATACCTTCCTCCATTTCCGAAGAAATGATGAGACGTTTCCCCTTAAGCTCTGCCATCTCCGGCTTCACATTTCGCTTGCAATTCATGGTCAAGGCTTCCGCTGAAAGCTTTCCTGCATAATTTCCAAGTACTCTGAAAATGGTATTCCAGAAGGTACTCTTACCATTGGCACCGCCACCATAAGCAATAATCATGTGCTCTTGATAAACCTTACCAATTGCAGCCATTCCAACAGTCTCCTGCACATAATCAATCAGCTTCTGATCCTTACAAAAGAAAAGCTTCAAAGCATCCAGCCATATCTGTTTCCCATCCTCTCCCGGAGAACACGCAGTAATCTTTGTAATCAGATCCTCAGGATTATGCGGCTGTTCTCCTGCAAACCCTTTTCTAAGGTCATAGGTTGCATAAGGCGTATTGATAAGATTCTCGTTCTTATCCAAATCAGATACCGAAATAGCAATCATAGGCTTTGCAGTGTTTGCGGCAGAAACAATGTATTTGTAGTCACGTCTCTTCTGAACAAACTTCAGATAAGTCTGAGCACCCATCAGCATATAAACCAAAGGAATAAGCTTTCCATCTACCTCTTTTAAAAGCTCCTTCGGGCCAGCCTGGATAGATTCCTTCGGTACACCTGCATTCTCCACTCTTGCCACTTCATCCATAGCATCCTGAAGCTGCAGATCCAAGAATTCCTCAACAGCACCAATCGCCATCTGCTTATCCTCTCTCCAACATTCGCCATCGAATCTTAAAAAGTCTGTAGCACTGGTATATTTCAATTCATTTCCATACTCTCGAACCAACACCTTTGCCTGTCCGATATCCGAATAATCTTCAGGCTTCAATGAAGCACTTTCAAAATCTGCATTATATTCATCAGGCGGCACATACCCTTCCTGATTCACAATACTTTTCTTAAAGAACTTCACCGCACTGTTCCAGATAGTCTTAAGCTCTGACTCCGGTAGCGGCGGATCACACTTCTTTGCATGTTCTAAGAATGCCTCGTGTGCTTTTTCCGTAATTCCATAGCGTTTCAGCACACGCCCGGCAAAACGGCTCATAGTATTATTTCTGCTACCTTCCAGAATCTGCCCACCAGATGCGCTCTCTGAATTCTCAGGATCGAAATCTTCTTCCTCGGCAAGCTGACTCACATCAATTTCTTCATCAATCGTCATCCAACCATCATGTACCAGTACTTCTTCACAATCAGCACCGAAGATAAATCTTGCTGCATCTAATGCATTTCCATCAAAGAAGGGATACTCCTTCTGCAACGCCTTCTTCAGATTCCCATACACTTCTGCATCTGCAATCTCTGAAATAGGAAAATAGATGTGATATCTCGGTCTGGCTGACTTGCCCTCCTTTGGAAGCAGATGATGTCTACTGGAAGCAAGCATATATTCCATATCAGGGAATATTTCCTCTAGCTTCTCAGCCGTAATCCATTCTGTCGGTTCCTCTGAATGGTCATTATCAATATCCATGACAATCACATCTGAACGAATGAAATTACCAATACCTCGATAGTTTTCTTTGTACTCTGCGCAAACATGATCTGCCTTCACCGCCTCCCGAAGCTGCTCCGGCGTGACTACTGTCACCTTATTGGGATAGCTACAGTTAGCGGCCTGACCAATGCAGTTTGCTGTAAAAATCGTTACATGCATATCTCAAACCTCGTTTCTATAAAGTAAGGAACAAAATCCTCCTAACTTCCTAAGCGGGTTTGACCTACACTTTTCCGGTCATCAAACAAAATAATTTGCAAAAAATGAGCCAGAGCAGCATCGCTTCCTTATATAAGCGAAAAATGCCCTGACTGTTTTCAAAACTTTTTCCAAAAAAAATATGCTCCCAACCGGAAAAACAATTTCCAGATGCGCTTAGGAAGATAGAAAGGCACGAAAGCCA